CTTGAGGCACGCATAGTCACACTTGACCAGCAACACGCCGAGATTGTAGCGTCGAAAGACCTTGTGATCGAGAAGCAACAAGCAATCATCAAGAAGCAAGCACCACACCGCAAGTGGCTATGGTTCGCAGGCGGCGTTGTGCTTGGCGGCGCTACTTACTACGGTATCCAACAGGCGGCTAGATGAGCAAAGACCCAGACTACATTGTCAAAGTAGAACAAGCCATCGCCAAGAAGTATGGCGAAGAAGCTATCCAGAATCCCAAAGCAGAATGGAACGAGAACAAAGAGAAAGTTTATCTAGAACAAATGCGAGAACTCTACAAAAAACAAAAGAAAAACGACGAAGCCAACGATAAAGTAGAAGTAAATGGGATAAAGGTTTCAAGAAAACTACTTAATAGAGAATCCAAGACAGGATGCCCTGTTTGTGGTGCCTTCTCACATTCTGCCCGTGATGACGTATCGCTCGTAAAGTTTGGCTGCTGTTATAAGTGTTATATCAAGTGGATCGAAGGAAGAGAAGAAAGATGGCAACAAGGATGGCGACCAAATGAAAGCTGAAGAGTTAAGGGAACTAATCAGGGAAGTTCTTAAAGAACAAGAAGAAGAGACTCAGGTTGACGATAAAAAAGCAACCAAATTAAAGACTGGTTCAATGTCTGGTTCTCAACGACTAAAAAAGTCAAGAGAAAGGATCACAAGTTCCACATCGGAATTTACCCCACAAGAGCAAAAGATTGTAGATCAGCTTGAAAAGTTCATTTCTGATCTCGCAGCCGAAGAAGGAGTAGATCTCCTACAACATAGAGCTTTCTTAGAGAGGGCTATGAAACTAATTCAACAAAAAATGGTGAAGGAAGGTCAGCATATGATGGGCGGTATAGAAGACGATGGGCACGAAGTCCATATGGCACTGTCAGACTTACACAAACTCGAAAAGTATGCCCCACAGGTGGCCGATCTGGCATCACAATACTCTGACCTACCCGGCTGGGTTCAATCAAAAATTACTCTAGCTGCCGACTATTTAGGGAAAGTTTATCACTATTTAGATGGCAAACAACATAAAGGAATGGAATAATGGCAACAGTTTACGAAATCGTTCAGGGCTTATCGCAAGCCGCAGCAAATGCTTACGACGGCGCAATGACCGAAGATGGTGAGCCCGTTAAGGCAGGACTAAAGAGAGAGGAGGGCGATCCCCTTATCGATAAAAGAGTCATGGATGGATTCAACGTAAAATTCCATGGCAACATAATGCGACTCTCATACATGTCTGAGGTTACCTTGAAGGAAGTTTACGCCAACGGCTTTGAGTCTGATGTTGAATCGCAGATGAATGAAATTGTTAAGTTCCTCAAGAAAGAAGCGCGCAAGATCACTGGTGCCAGCCCCTCACTAACCAAGCAAGGTGAGATCGATATTCGTGTAGAAAATTCGTCTCGTGTTCGTTCTTGGGTTACTGCTGTTCTTGAATACAAGGTCGGCGGTATGGAAGAGGCATCTGTTGTTGGCGAGGCTGTAGAAGATAAGCTAGCTGCTGGATGGGAAGCTTTTATGTCACAGGGCGGCTATGGCACTCGTCCACCCAACGATAAGAGACCCGCAAACTCAGGTAAGAAAAAATGAAGATTAGTAAAGCAAAGCTAAAGCAAATAATTAAAGAAGAGCTTTCAAAACTTGTTGAAATTTCATACAAAGAACCGGGCTACTATATTGAAGTACCAGATGATAGTCATTGGTCGGGTAGAAAACTTCTTGATGGCGGTCCTTATGACTCCGAAGAAGAAGCGATGGAACACGTCCCCGAAGACGGCAAAATAGTGAAAATAGATTAAGAAAGATGAATGCCAAGATTAACGAAACAACAAATACTTAAAGAAGTCGTTAAGTGCGGTAAAGATCCTTCTTACTTCCTAAAAAATTATGCTCGTATCTCTCACCCGATGCACGGGCTTATGTTGTTTAAGACATACGATTATCAGGATGTCCTGTTAAACGACTTCAACGATTACCGATTTAATGTTATCAACAAGGGTCGTCAGCTAGGTATTTCAACGATTACGGCTGGCTACATTGTATGGTTGATGCTGTTTCATCGAGATAAGGCCATACTTGTTATGGCAACCAAGTTTGATACAGCAGGCAACTTGGTTCGAAAAGTCAAAAATATAATGAAGAACCTCCCTGACTGGATCAGGATTGCAAACATTACAACCGATAACCGCACGTCCTTTGAGTTGTCCAATGGCTCTACAATCAAGGCTGCCTCCACGTCTGGTGATGCGGGTCGTTCTGAGGCGCTATCCCTTCTTGTTCTTGACGAAGCTGCACACATCGAGGGCTTGGATGAGCTATGGACTGGTCTATATCCAACCCTATCAACTGGTGGTCGTTGTATAGCGATCTCTACACCAAATGGCGTTGGTAACTGGTTTCACAAAACTTGCACAGGTGCCGAGAGTAATGAAAATAATTTTAAGCTCACCACGCTTATGTGGGATGTACACCCAGACCGCGACGAAGAATGGTTTAAGAAAGAAACCAAGAATATGTCCAGGCGGCAGATCGCACAGGAGTTAGAGTGTAACTTCAACACATCTGGCGAGACCGTCATAGACCCATCTGGCATTGAATGGATGATGTCATTGGTGCGTGAACCAAAACATAGAACCGGATTTGATAGAAACTTTTGGATTTGGGAAGAATATGACCCAACCTGCAATTATCTTCTTGCAGCCGACGTGGCAAGGGGAGACGGAGCAGACAGTTCCACATTTCATATTCTTAAACTGGAAACAATGGAGATCATTGGCGAGTACCAAGGAAAGCCAACCCCTGATTTATATGCCAATATGTTAAATCAAGTTGGTAGAGAGTTTGGTAATGCGATGATGGTTGTAGAAAACAATTCTATTGGATATACCGTGATCGACAAACTTATCGAATATGGCTATCCCAATTTATACTATTCAATAAAATCAACACACGAGTATATTGACCAGCATTTAGGCGAACACCGCAACGGCGCAATCGCTGGATTTTCCACCACAACAAAGACTAGACCTCTGATTGTGGCCAAGTTAGAAGAGTTTATAAGAAACAAACTAATTAAGACGTATTCTTCACGTTTAGCAAATGAATTTAGAACATTTATTTGGAACAACGGGAAGCCACAAGCAATGCGAGGGTATAACGATGACTTGGTGATGGCTCTTGCGATTTGTTGTTGGGTCCGAGACACAGCAATACAATCAAGTTCCCGAGATTTAAATTACCAAAAAGCATTCGTTGATGCTATCATGACTTCCAGAACAACTCTAAACACTCAGATAAACGGACAAATTGGCTACACAGGTCAAGACAATACTAGTAAAATGAACGAAGCAAAAAAATTATACTCCCAATATATGTGGATAATTAAGTGAGAAAATAAATGGCACCACAAAATCCAAAACAAGGCAAGAACCCTGCAAACAGAGATTCACAATTATTCCGGTCACTTACCCGGCTATTCTCTGGTCCTATTATCAGTTACCGTTCTGAATCTGGACGCAAGATACGCAGGCAACATTTAGATAAGTACTCTACCAGATTCAAGTCAGCGTCAGGGCAACAATTTAAAAAGCAGTCCTACAACCCGCTCGACACCATCGCGGCAAATGCAATCGGTAATCAGCGCAGATCAGAACGCTACATTGACTTTGACCAGATGGAGTACATGCCAGAGTTAGCTTCTGCTTTAGACATCTACGCCGACGAGATGACAACATTTTCTGCGTTATCTCCAATGCTTAATATCAGATGCCGTAATGACGAAATAAAAGCAGTCTTAAATATTCTGTATCATAATGTTATGAATATAGAGCACAACCTTTTTGGTTGGTGTCGTACAATGTGCAAGTATGGTGATTTTATTCTTTACCTTGATATTGACGACGAGATAGGTGTCCAGTCAACAATTTCATTACCGTTACAAGAAGTTGAAAGGCTAGAGGGTCTTGATGCAACAAACCCAAATTATATACAGTATCAATGGAACTCCGCAGGAATGACGTTTGAGAACTGGCAGGTTGCACACTTCCGTATTCTCGGTAACGACAAATATTCTCCATATGGAACTTCTGTTCTTGAGCCGGCACGTCGCATCTGGCGACAGCTTACTTTGATGGAAGACGCAATGATGGCCTATCGTATTGTTCGTTCATCCGAACGTAAAGTATTCAAGATTGACGTTGGCGCAATACCACCACAAGAAGTTGAACAATACATGCAGAAGATTGTTACACAGTTAAAGCGTCACACAATTGTGGACAAGGATACTGGTCGAATTGACCTTCGTTACAACCCACTCTCGATTGAAGAGGACTACTATATCCCTGTTCGCGCTGGCTCTGTGACTGATATCCAGAACCTCGGCGCAGGTCAGAACACAACCGCGATTGATGACATCAAGTATCTTCGCGATAAGTTGTTCTCAGCAATCAAGATACCGCAGACCTATTTGACTATGGGTGAAGGCGCACAGGAAGACAAGACCACTCTCGCAACGAAAGACATACGATTCGCACGCACCATCCAGCGCCTACAGCGCTCCGTTCTTCACGAACTAGAAAAGATCGGAATTATCCATCTTTACACTCTTGGTTACAGAGGCGAAGACTTATTAAACTTTAAGTTGTCCCTCAACAACCCAAGCAAGATTGCCGAGTTGCAAGAGCTTGAACATTGGAAGACTAAGTTTGATATTGCTGCATCTGCAACCGAAGGCTACTTCTCACGTCGCTGGGTTGCTGACAATATCTTTGGTATGTCTCACGAAGAGTTCCTGCGCAACCAGCGCGAGATGTTCTACGACCGTAAGCATGACACTGCACTTGAAAGTGTTGCAGAGGCTGCCGCCGCAGGTGGCGGTGAAGCAGGCGGCGGCGGACTTGATCTTGGCGGTGGTGATGAAGGGGGTGGCGAACTCGATCTCGGTGGTGGTGACGAAGGTGGTGCAGACCTTAACCTTGGTGGAGACGAGGGCGGCGATGAAGGTGGCGGCGAAGATACACTACTAGCAGCGCCTCCTGGCTCACGCGATTCACCACGCTTAGCACCGTCTCTCGGAAAGCGCGCGAGATCAGGAAAGAAGTATGTGACCAAGGGTTCAAAGGGTAAAGTTTATCAAAAAGTTGCAACAGATAAGCGCCCCTCGGGCGACAGAACTCGCAACTACGCAAGTATCCCAACCCCTGAAAAGAACACGTACAGGACAAATAACCTCGGAGCCTCAGAACTAAGATCACTCGCTAGGGGCATTTATGAAGAGCAAGACCCTAATTACTTGCGAGACCAAGAAGAAGAGGTAGCTCTTCTTGAGGTAAACAGTTCAGTAAAAATGCTTATTGAAAGCCTAGAGACAAAGACTACGGAGAATGAAGATGAAAAATAGACACAATAAGAAGCGCAATACAGCTTTTGTTTTCGAGGCTCTATCCCGCGAAGCAACAGTCGCGATTATTAAGGGAGATCAAGAGAGAAAACAAAAGGTAGTCTCAATTGTTCGTAAGCACTTTACGGGCGACTCGCTACTCAAGAAAGACCTCGAATGCTACCGTTCTTTGTATGAAAATCAAAACCTAGATGAAACCACTAGTAAAAAAATTGTAGAGGCTGTGATGGCTGCCAAGCGCCTTATTGACCCCGATGGGTTGTTCAAGCAGCAAACCGAAGTCATTAATGACATCAATAAGGAACTCAGCCCTGCAACATTCAACAACTTTGTGCCAAACTATAAATCATTGGCTACTATTGCAAAGATGTTCAACACCAATTCCCCAAAACAAAAGGTAATGCTTGAGAGCAAAATCATTGATGGAATGGTTGGTGCAGTTGATGTTAGTGCTCTTGAGCCAATGGACAGCCTAACTTTCCGAACTTTTACAAAGAAGTTCAATCAAAAGTATGACGACTCTTTATTGCAAGAACAAAAAGACCTTTTAAATCATTACATTTCATCTTTCTCGCACGATGATCTTGAGACCAAGATTTATCTCAACAGAGAACTCAGTAGACTAAAGCAGTCGTTGTTAGAAGCGGTCGATACCGAACATATTGCAAATGACTCTGAGATGGTGCAAAAGACCAACGCAGTCAGAGAAAGACTTGAGAGCCTGTCAAAAGAAACAATTTTAAATGAATCCACCCTGTTGACTATCATGAGAACACAGGAGTTAGTAAAGGAAATTTACGACGATGCCAGTAACAGTTAGAATCGTGCCGGTTCCAGAGCCGGTGAAAGTAACAATAAAGCCCAAAACCCCTCCTCCTACTGTAACCCTAGAACTTGATATTAGAAAATCGCTCAGCGGTGATTTGATGATTTTTGATCATGGCGATATTGATATTGTGCTTTCGGGAAAAGACAAAAAAATTACAGCTTTTCCCAAGCAGACTATGACTGACTTTACATATGGCGCCCAGAATCGTTTATTTGCACATCTTTCTCGGAAGGGAATAGTAATTCCTGAGTCAATTCAGGGTGGATCTTATTATGGTGCTATGGAAGCACAATTACAAGAAGCCGCAGATGGTAAGCTAAACGCTGCGAAATTTGCGCTTGTAAGTATTGAAAAATTTATTACTGAAGAGAGACCATACTTCGAAAAGGTCGAAGCTGACATCGCAGGCTTCAATGACGAATACACAAATCCAGATAAGACAGACTCTACAGAACTTGGCGAAGTCCCTCAGAGAGACCAACAGGGCTCTATTCGCAAGGGTTATATAAGAGATCCCTATACCTTCTCGTATATGTACACAATCTAGGAGTCCACTATGTCAAAAGAAATGAAAGTCATAATGGAACGTTGGGATAGGTTCCTTATTTTAGAGAACGCAAACGAACCTAAGACCTGGGGCGATCTTGGGCAGAACATCTTGTTAAATATAGCAGCCGAAAGATTTCCAAGAATTGGCAAATCCTTGTTAAAGTTTGGATTCAAAATCGCTACTGGAACATTAAGAAAAACTTTTGATACGATACAAGATTTAGAAGATGTGCTAGATTTTATCCCTGATGAAATTCAAGAAAAATTGGAGCAAGGTTCTGAACAAGCTGTAGAGTGGTTGGCAAATGCAGCCAAAGAAAAAGGTGGAAAAATAGGAGCTTTTATAGTTGATGATCTAATAGGAATGGACGATTCTTTAACAAAAAATGTACCCGGATATTCACAATTAGGAATTGAAGACGAGTACGAGCAACTTGTAGATAAACAAAAATTAAAAAAATGGGCTGTTGGCATAATACGATATGCTAAAACAAATGCGAAATCTGATGAACCATTACCAAACCTGAATAAAGAGTTGGAGAAGTGGTTTCAAGATAATGTGGGCGCCCATCCAGATACAGACGAGCCAGATATCAGGCAAGGAGATTGATAATGGAACTCTTACTATTCATACTTATAGCCTACGGGCTCACACAAATTTTGGTATATAGCGATATGCCAATCTTGAAAAGATTGAGGCCAACAAAAGAATCTTATAGAGGATACGGCAAGGTCTTTCATTGCCCTATGTGCATGGGTTTTCACGTTGGTTGGTTTTTATGTATTCTTTCTCCTTGGACCGAACTAATTATGTTTGATGCAACCCTTGTAAATGCTTTTATGCTTGGTTGCCTCTCGTCTGCAACATCTTATGTTCTAAACATGGTGTTTTCAGATGAAGGAATTATGATAAGGCATAATTACAAACAAGACGATTTTTTTGGAGAAGAGTGATGAACAACTATCTTACTAAGAAATGGGGACTACAGCCAGTCCGCTTGTGCTGTAAAGGCTCTTAACTCGCGCGGGTAGCGCCCGCATAAGGATTTAATATGAAGATTACAAAACAAAGATTAAAAGAAATTATTAAAGAAGAGCTTGAAGAAGCATTGGCAAAAGATATTCGAGTTGAAAAATTGCCAAATGGATTCTATCGTTTTTTTGATTACGGCTCCAAATTGGATGGACTTTATAATCCCGATGGGACAATGAGGGGCGGTTCCTTGAGCTTGAATAAAGAATTTGTTCAAAAAAAGATAGCGGAATTAACAAAATGAAACTACTAAGAGAATTTTACGAACTATGTGACGGCGGTGTCTGTCAAGATCTTTTAACTGAAGATGAAAAAAGGCAAGTTGCCGAAGGTGCAACCATTCTTACGGGTAAGCTACAGGAAGCTGATCGCCCAAATGGAAATAAACGTGTCTATCCTTATGATGTTTTAGTCAGAGAAGTCAAGAATTACCAAAAGTTAGTTAAAGAAAATAGAGCACTCGGTGAACTTGACCACCCAGATGATTCTGTTATCAATTTGAAAAACTGCTCACACATGGTAACAGCAATCTGGATGGAAGATAAAAAAGTTATGGGTAAGATTAAAGTTCTAAATACACCCTCGGGTCAGGTTTTAAAATCTCTTGTGGAGTCAGGTGTCAAGCTTGGTATCTCTTCTCGCGGTATGGGTTCTGTATCGGAAGGTGCCGGCAATGTTGTTGTTCAAGAAGACTTTCAACTAATTTGCTTTGACTTTGTTTCAGAACCATCCACGCCAGAAGCGTTTATGATGAAAGAAGCAAAAGAATATACTAATCAGGTATTTACAAAAGCTGACCGAATTAACAGATTATTAAACGAGGTTTTAAAAGATGAGTGACAAGAGAGAAGAGGAAAAATTAGATGAAGTTGGTGCTCCGGGGCTTTCTGTTGTATTGACAAATTTAGATAATTTGATTAAAATATTAACAACAGTAAATAAAACTGCTAAATCAGAAAAGCTAGAAAAGTCTATTGAAGCAATTAATTTTGTATATAAGGGTTTTGAAAAAATGAAAAAAAACTATCCCAAAACATATAAAATGGTTTTGGGAGGAGCAGCAATACTAGACCCTGTGGGTGCCATAAAGGCTGGTGCCGCAAGAAAAATAATCACTGCTTTTGTTAATTCTTTTGGTCTTAACCCTCCCCCTGAGCCACCACAAATAGATACTACAAATCCTCCACCCCCACCGAAAAAATTAGAAGAATCTTTAGATAGGATGCAAGTTCTTGCAGGGATTGATAAGAAGGAAGCATAATGAGCAGATGGTCAAGTTTTAAATCACAGCAAATTTTAACAGAGAACTGGCGCAAGTTTCTTCAAGAAGATGATGCGCCCGAAGAAGAGGACCAAGTTGTTTATGGACTAAACTCCACAGATAATCCTGACTCTCTTCAAAATCTTCTATCTGGCATTGTTGAAGACGATGTGGCAGTGCAAATAATAAACTTGATTGCAAGTGCAGCTGATGATGAAGGTGTTATGCTAGAGGCCGTTTCTCTACAAGGATCCAAGTCAGAAAAAGATAGAGTCTTTTCTGGCGATACCACAAGAGAAATATTACAAGGACTCGCTAGTTTGAATCTAGGTGCCGCAAACTTAAAGAATGTAGTTAAAGTTCTGAATCAGTGGGGCAAGCTAAATACCGTTAAATTTGAAAAACCAGCAGCCGCTAGTGCTCCTGCACCAAGAGCAGAACCAGATGAAGCACCCGAAGCAGAAACCCCATACCTTCCCCCTGATTCAGAGCCTGACGACTTCGAAGAGGAGCCTACCGAAGAGATACCAAGAATGAGAGTGCCCGACTTTGTTGATGGACGAGAGGAAGGGGAATATGATACGACATACATCGATAGAATTCAGCGTAGCTTAGTTGTACCTTTGAAAATAATGGATGATACGTATCGTGATTACGTACAGCTTAGTGATTTTATTGATGAGATACAAGAAGACCGTGAGGAGATCAGGCAGCTTCGTGAGAGCGGGGAGTATATAGAAGCCATATTCAAAATTAGAGAATTGTTTGACTTTTTAAGAAGCGAAAGAGCACAAGAACAACTTAAAATTATGAAAAGATTATGGGAAGGCGGCGGTATTGATAAATCTGCTTCTGATATGTCTGATGCAGATATAGATGAAGTTTTGGATAGTTGGTTTAATTACATTATAGATTAAAACAGGAAATTAAATGAACAAGACACAACTTAAAAAATTAATAAAACCAGTAGTGAAAGAGTGTATCCAAGAAGTTTTAATTGAAGAGGGTCTTCTTACAGAGGTCGTCGCCCAAGTCGCTTCTGGTATGTCTCAGCAACCAATTGTCGAGAACAAACCAAAGAAAAGAAACGATAAGCTATTTAATGAAGACTTGCAAATGCAGCGCAAGTCCCGCGAGGCGAACAAGAAGCTACAAGAGCATCGTAAGAAGTTATTAGATTCTATTGGTGGAGACGCCTACAACGGTGTCGATCTTTTTGAAGGCACAGAGCCTCTCAGAAGTACAGGCACCCCAGGTGAAAGTCACAAGCCAAATGTATTAGGTGATGATCCAAATGATGCAGGCGTAGATATAAGTTCAATTATGGGTAATGCAGGCAAAATTTGGCAAGCGATTAAATAGGATTAACAATGAGTAGACGAAAGGGTGCGAATGTTGTGGTTACCGCAAGGCAATGCAGAGGTAACCACGATAAGATGATCCGAAAGTTCATCAAAAAATGTAAAAAAGAAAAAATCATTGAACAGATAAGAGACAGAAGATATTATAAGAAACCGTCTGACGTAAAGCGACATGCAAAGCAAGCAGCCATTCGTAGACACCGACGTGATGTTGCTAAACAAAAGGCTAAAGATGCACGCCGCGAAAGAAATAGTTGAGACTATTTATTTACGACTATGTAAATACGGAGGATTCTTATGTCAGTTTTGAAAGCAACAAGTTGGGGTCGTACAAGAGGACCCAAAACTTTAGTAGGTGTTCAGGGCGGCGAGGTT